ACTGGTACGCACTACATGTACTTACAATGGAGTAAGATAGATGTAGGCGCTCCAGACTTTAGAGAAGCAAACAGATTGTTTTTTATATTCTGGGAAGCTTGCAAAGCAGACAAAAGATGCTACGGAATGTGTTATCTCAAAAACAGAAGATCTGGTTTTTCTTTCATGTCTTCCGCAGAAACCGTTAATTTAGCTACTCTAGCGAGTGATAGTAGATATGGTATATTATCTAAAACTGGATCTGATGCTAAGAAAATGTTTACCGACAAAGTTGTACCTATATCAATCAATTACCCATTCTTTTTTAAACCTATACAAGATGGTATGGATCGTCCAAAATCCGAACTTGCTTATCGTGTACCCGCTAGTAAGTTTACTAGAAAGAAGATTACGGCGAATGAAAAACTTGAAGATATACAAGGGTTAGATACAACAATTGACTGGAAAAATACTGGAGACAATAGTTATGACGGTGAAAAGCTAGCTTTATTAGTACACGATGAATCTGGTAAATGGGAAAGACCTGATAATATTTTAAATAACTGGAGGGTTACAAAAACATGTTTACGATTAGGTTCTAGGATCATTGGTAAATGTATGATGGGATCAACCTCAAATGCGTTAGATAAAGGTGGAGAAAACTTTAAAAAATTATATAACTCATCCGATGTCACGAAAAGAAATAGAAATGGTCAAACAAAGTCTGGTTTATACTCTTTGTTTATCCCAATGGAATGGAACTACGAAGGATTTATTGACGAGTACGGAGTTCCAGTTTTTACTACTCCTGATGTCAATAGACTCGCACCTGATGGTGAACTAATAGATATAGGTGTAATAGATAGCTGGCAGAACGAAGTAGATGGTTTAAAAGACGATTCTGATGGTTTGAATGAATTTTATCGTCAGTTTCCAAGAACCACAGAGCACGCGTTTAGAGATGAAACAAAAGGCAGTATATTTAATTTAGTAAAAATATACGAACAAGTAGATTATAACGAAGAAATGTCTAGAACGCTAGGCATTACTCAAGGTAATTTTCAATGGGTAAACGGTGTTAAAGATTCACAAGTAATATTTTACCCAGATAAAAAAGGTAGGTTTAAAGTTAGCTGGGTTCCACCTCAGCAACTGCAAAATAGAGTTGTACTTAAAAATGGTATTAAATATCCCGGTAACGAACACATGGGTGCTTTTGGTTGTGATTCATATGATATATCAGGAACAGTAGATGGAGTTGGATCAAAAGGAGCTTTACACGGGTTAACTAGGTTTTCAATGGAAGACGCTCCGGCAAACAGTTTCTTTTTAGAATACTTGTCAAGACCTCCGACAGCTGAGATGTTCTTTGAGGATGTTTTAATGGCTTTAGTGTTTTACGGGATGCCAATATTAGCAGAGAACAACAAACCGCGCCTCTTGTACTACTTAAGGCGAAGAGGATATAGAGGGTTTAGTATGAACAGACCTGATAAAATATGGAACAAATTATCTGTAGCAGAAAAAGAAGTTGGTGGAATACCTAATTCGAGTGAGGATATAAAGCAAGCTCACGCGGCTGCTATTGAGATGTATATTCAAGATCACGTGGGCATCAAGCAAGATGGAACACTTGGAGACATATATTTTAACGAGCTTTTAAATGATTGGGCTAGGTTTGATATAAACAAAAGAACAAAGCATGATGCGTCGATAAGTTCTGGTTTAGCTATAATGGCTAACAATAGACATTTATATGCGCCTAATGCAACTGTAGATAAACCAAAATTAAATATAAGTATTGCAAGATACACAAACGAAGGTAATACTTCTCAATTAATTAAAAAATAATATGACAGGTAAATTTCCAAGTCAAGTAGTTAGTGACGTAGAAAAAATAAGTTACGAGTATGGGTTAAAAGTAGCAAAGGCTATTGACAGTGAGTGGTTTGGAGGTGAGACTAATAATCGTACTAGATTTAACAATACTAAAAATAACTTTCACAATTTAAGGTTGTATGCTCGAGGTGAGCAATCTATTCAAAAGTATAAGGATGAGTTATCTATTAACGGTGATTTGTCCTATCTTAATTTAGATTGGAAGCCAGTTCCAATTATTCCTAAATTTGTAGATATTGTAGTAAATGGTATGGCAGAAAGAATGTACGATATAAAAGCCTACTCGCAAGATCCATATGGTGTAGCTAAAAGAACTGAGTATATGGATTCTGTGTTAAAAGATGTTAGAACGCAAGAGTTAAATCAACTATCCCAACAAGCGTTTGGTATTCCACTAAACGAAAATGCAATAGAAACTTTACCGGAAACAGAAGAAGAGGTTGCATTGCATATGCAGTTAACCTACAAGCAATCTGTTGAACTAGCCGAAGAGCAAGCACTAAACGTTTTGCTTGAAGGTAATAGATATGAGCTTACTAGAAAAAGGCTTCTTAGAGACTTGACTGTAATTGGTATTGGAGCTGTAAAAACCGATTTTAATACATCTGAAGGCGTTACCGTTAAGTATGTAGATCCAGCTAATTTGGTTTACTCTTACACCGAAGATCCTTATTTTGAAGATATATACTACGTTGGAGAAGTAAAGTCTATACCGATTAACGAACTTGTAAAACAATTCCCTCACTTAACACACGACAAGCTAGAAGAGATAGTCAAAGGTAGTGGTGGTAATAAAAACCAACAGTATAACGAAAAAGATAATAACAAAGTTGAGGTGCTTTATTTTAACTATAAAACCTACATGAATGAGGTTTATAAGGTTAAAAAAACAGGTACAGGCGCTGATAAAATAATACCTAAAAACGACAGCTTTAATCCACCAGAAAACCTTGAAGGCGGATATACTAAAATGCACAGACAAGTTGAGTGTCTTTTTGAAGGGGCTTTAGTTTTAGGCACAGATAAACTTATTAAGTGGGAGAAGTCACAAAACATGATGCGTACAAAAAGTGATTTTACTAAAGTTAAAATGAATTACTCTATAGTAGCACCTAGGATGTATGAAGGGCGTATAGAGTCTTTGGTGGGTAGATGCACTGGATTCGCTGACATGATACAATTGACACATTTGAAGTTACAACAAGTGATGTCTAGGTTAGTACCTGATGGTGTTTATTTAGATGCTGATGGTTTAGCTGAGATAGATCTAGGTAACGGAACAAATTACAGTCCACAAGAGGCTTTAAATATGTACTTCCAAACAGGATCTGTTATTGGTAGAAGCTTCACTAGTGATGGTGATCAAAACCCAGGTAAAATACCTATTCAAGAACTACAAACAGGAAGTGGTGGTGGCAAAATGCAAAGTTTAATTCAAACTTACAATTACTACTTACAAATGATAAGAGATGTAACTGGGCTTAACGAAGCATCAGATGGCTCTAAGCCAGATAAATATTCTTTAGTAGGAGTGCAAAAGCTAGCGGCTGCAAACTCAAACACGGCAACAAGGCACATATTGCAATCTGGATTGTTCTTAACATCAGAAACTTGCGAAAAGTTATCACTTAGAATATCAGACATTATAGAATACTCTCCGACTAAAGATGCTTTCATACAGGCTATTGGAGCACACAACGTGGCTACGTTAGAAGAAATGTCAGAACTACACCTTTATGATTTTGGAATATTTATAGAGTTAGCGCCAGATGAAGAGCAAAAAATATTATTAGAAAATAATATCCAAGCAGCTATAGCGCAACAGGGCATAGATTTAGAAGATGCAATAGATCTTAGGGAGATCAAGAATATAAAGTTAGCTAATCAACTACTAAAGATTAGAAGAAAGAAAAAGATAGAAAGAGATCAAAGAATGCAGCAGGAAAACATAAGGGCTCAATCTGAAGCAAACCAACAGACACAAGCTGCCGCTGCTCAACAAGAGATTGAAAAAAGCAAACAACTTGTCCAAACACAAATACAACTAGAACAAGCTAAGTCTCAATTAGAATCTCAAAGACTACAAGAAGAGACTGAATCAAAGAAACAGCTAATCGAAGCTGAGTATAGTTTTAAAATGGAGTTAGCTAAAATGCAGTTAGGACAAGGTGATGGAAAAGAAGCACAAAAAGAAGACCGTAAAGATGAGAGAACAAGAATACAAGCCACTCAGCAATCAGAACTTATTGACCAAAGAAGTAATGGTAAACCACCTAAAAACTTTGAGAAAACAAGTGATGATACATTAGGTGGGTTTGGCTTAGGTATGTAAAAATTTATTAACTATTATTATATTATATTATGGAAGAAAACAAAAACGAAGGACCAGTTGCAAATGACGAAACTGGTAAAATCAAAGTAAAAGCAAAAACAGAAAAACAACCAGATGGTAACGAAACAAAAGGAAATGTTACTAAGGTTAACAGCACAATGAAAATGAAACCCCAAGTTGTTGAGCAATCAGTAACTAAAGTTAACTTGAACGAACCAGCGACAGAAAAAAAAGATGAGTTAGTTAGCACTGATACCACGCAGATTGTAGAAGAAGTGCAACCAGAACAACAGGCACAAGAAACTCCAATGTTAGAAGAAGTAACAGGTGAAGTTGAGGAGATTGCTGAAGTAGCTAGTGAAGCTATCAAAGAATCTATTGAAGCTAACGAGCCGTTACCAGAGAACATTCAAGCACTAGTAAACTTTATGGATGAGACTGGTGGAGATTTAAACGACTACGTACAGCTTAATAGAGACTATAGTGAATTAGACAATCAAGATTTACTACATGAGTTTTATCAAAAAACAAAACCTCATTTAAACAACGAAGAGATCAGCTTCTTATTAGAAGATCAATTCTCTTATGACGAAGACGTGGATGAGGAAAGAGATATTAAAAGAAAAAAATTAGCGTTAAAAGAGCAAGTTGCTGACGCTAAAAGCCACTTGGACGGGCAAAAGTCCAAATACTATCAAGATATTAAAATGGGTTCAAAGCTCACGAGTGAGCAACAGGACGCGGTTAGTTTCTTTGATAGATACAACAAGGAAGAAGCAGTGCGTGAAGAAACGCTTAACAAAAACACTTCAACTTTTATGAGTAAAACCGATCAGGTTTTTAACGACAAATTCAAAGGTTTTGAATACAACGTCGGAGATAAAAAGTTTAGGTTTAATGTTAACGACACAAACAAAGTAAAAGAAACACAAAGCGATATCAATAATTTTGTCAAAAAGTTTTTGAACAATAATGATGCGATGGAAGATGCTAAGGGTTATCACAAATCTTTGTTTACGGCTATGAACCCCGATACTATTGCTAGTCACTTCTACGAACAAGGCAAAGCAGATGCTATGAAAGATAGTGTTGCAAACGCTAAGAATATCAACATGGACCCTAGAGGATCACATGGTGTGGTAGAGTCTGGTGGGATTAAAGTAAAAGTATTAGGTGACAACACTGCAGACTTCAAATTTAAAATTAAAAAAAAATAACTTAAAAAAACAAAATTATGGCAATTACAGCAGGAGGTGAGTTGAACGCAACGACTACTTCCGCAAAACAAACGCTGTCCTCAAATTACCTTGATTTAGCAGGTACTGCTAACGAGGGATGGGCACAACAATATTTACCAGATCTTATGGAGAAAGAAGCAGAGGTATTTGGTCCTAGGACTATATCTGGATTTCTTGCTCAAGTAGGAGCTGAAGAGGCAATGCAAGGCGATCAAGTTGTATGGTCTGAACAAGCTAGATTACACTTATCTTATACGGGTACTGTGATAGCGGCTGGAAGTACTTCTGGTACCTTTACAGTTATATCTGATATCGATGGAAATCTAGATACAGTAAATGGATTTGAAGTAGCAAAACACGGTATTAGAGTTAATGATGTTTGTCTTATAGCATCTGCTGGGATAGTAGTGAGAGCAAGAGTTTCTGTTGTTGCTGCTGCTGTTATTACTGTTGAATCTTATGAAACAGCTGCTTTAACTACACTTTCAGTTGTAGCTAGTAAAGCTAGAATATTAGTTGTTGGTTCTGAGTATTCAAAAGGGCAAAGCTACTTTGCTATTGACGGTACAACGGCTACTGATACAAGAGGAGCTAACGAACCAGTTTTCAAATCTTTCAGTAACAAACCAATTATAATGAAAGACTACTACGAGGTATCAGGTTCTGATACAGCTAGAGTTGGTTGGGTTGAAATTACTTCTGAAGAAGGACAAGCAGGTTACATGTGGTATTTAAAAGCTGAAGCTGATACTAGAGCTCGTTTTAACGATTACTTAGAAATGGCTATGCTAGAGTCTGAAAAAACTCTTGCTGCTTCTACTATTGGACCTATTCCTGGTACTATCGCATCTGATGCTGGTTTAAACGGCGCTGGTACGCAAGGATTATTTGATGCTATTGAGCAAAGAGGTAATACTACTTCTGGAATCACCGGTGTTAATGCTGCTACTGATTTAGCTGAATTTGATGCTATCTTAGCTGAATTTGATTCTCAAGGTGCTATTGAAGAAAACATGATGTTTGTAAACAGAGCTACTTCGTTGGCAATGGATGACATGTTAGCTTCTATGAATTCTTACGGAGCTGGAGGTACTTCTTACGGAGTGTTCGACAACGAAGAAGATATGGCGTTAAACTTAGGTTTCTCTGGTTTCAGACGTGGATCTTATGACTTTTACAAGTCTGATATGAAATACTTAAACGACAAAGCTACAAGAGGTGGAATCAATGATTTCGCAGGTTCTGAAGCTATTCGTGGGGTAATCGTTCCTGCTGGAACTTCTACTGTTTATGACCAACAATTAGGGAAGAATCTTAAGAGACCATTTTTACACGTTCGTTACAGAGCTTCACAAACTGACAATAGAAAAATGAAAACTTGGGTTACTGGTTCCGTTGGAGCTGCTACATCTGCTTTAGATGCAATGCAAATTCATATGTTATCAGAAAGATGTTTAGTTACACAAGGTGCTAACAATTTCATGTTAATGAAATAAGCACAATTTATATTAAAGAACCGGGGCTTCGGCCTCGGTCCTTTTCTTTTTATTAATTTATATTATATTATATTATGGCTAAAAAAGCTAAAAAAACAGAGATGGTTGAGGTAGAACCTCAAATCGAAACAATGGTTGAAACAGTTATAACTGAAGAACCAAAGGCAAGAGAAAGATTAAAACCTACAAATGAGTGGGAAATTAAAGATAGAATGTACTATTTAAATGGTGGCAAACAACCATTATCTAGATCTATTAAAGCGGCGGGTATATATTACTTTGACGAGGCTTTAGGATACGAAAGAGAACTAAAGTATTGCTCAAATCAAAAAACCCCGTTTGTTGATGAAATGAAAGGTGATCAAAGGCTAGAGCACATTATATTTAGATCAGGGGCTTTATATGTACCGAAAGAAAAAACAGTTTTACAAAAACTACTATCTCTATACCACCCAAACAAAAACACTATATACCAAGAGCATAAACCAGCGGTATTAGCGGCTGAAGAAATCGACGTATTAAACATTCAAGTCGATGCATTGATTGCGGCTAGAAATATTGATATAGATATGGCAGAAGCTATCATGCGTGTTGAGAAAGGTTCTGGTGTGTCAGACTTGAGTTCTAAAGAACTTAAAAGAGATTTATTGGTATTTGCAAAAAATAATCCTAAACTCTTCTTAGAGTTAGCGGATGATGAAAATGTAATGCTAAGAAACTTTGGTATTAAAGCTGTTGA